CGTGGATACCGTCCGGACATGTTCAGTAGTTCTGGTAAAAAAGTAAGCGTCCCCGACGAAGCAGAAGCGTTTCAGTTTGAGTTTATAAAGGGCGGAAAAAGCTATGGTAAGGTCACTGCTACTATTGACGGATTGCATAGATTAATTTTATATTACGGGAGTGATGTAGCAGACAGTCCTAAATATGATTCTGACAGTTCAGATTCAGATCCTAGTTTTAGTGATTTACGTAAACACTTAAAACGTTTCGCTAAAAACAGAGGTTTGGGTTTTGAATTACAGGACGAAGATAACTTAGAGGCAGATATGGCTAAGCGTGAACATAACAAAAAAGAAGGATTAACCGAAGGGTATCATCCAATTAACCGTCAAACAAGTTATAGTGACAATATTCCAAATACAAAAATTATCTTACAGCATAGTCGTAAATTAGAAGAAGGTGAACAGCGTTATAGAAATATAGCTAAAATTTTTGTAGAAAATGCAGAGGGTGAACGTTTCTTATTACCTACAACTAAGCCTGGCCTAGCACGTGTATACGCCAGACATATAGCAGAAGGTGGTACACCATATGACGAGCGTGGCGCTCATATAACAAAGCTTGTAGAAGAATATGGACAAATGGCAGGCTTTGTTCGTGCTACAAAAAATAAGCAGTTTAACGAATCAGCACAAAAGTTAATAAACGAAGGTATCAATCATTATAATAACTTACGTGAGACATTGCACAAAATGTCAGGTAAACGTGGTTACAGGGAATACTTTGATAATTATGCACCTCCATTAATGGAAGAAGAAGGTGATAGTGACTTAAGTGAAATGTTTATGCAAAGTTCACTTGACCCACGCATTGAAAGTGTAATGCCAATATTAAGCAAATTAAGTAAGAATATAACTGAAGATAATTTAAATGAATTAAGCGAACTTGAAGAATGGGCTAATCAAATTATTGAAGGTGTGTACGACATTGAATTACCTGAACCAGAAGAAGATGACAAAGAAACGGTAAGCGAAGAAGAATATACAGAAGATATTACACCAGTAGCAACAGGTCATAAAGGTCTTAATCCGCAACAGAAAAAAGCAGGACAATTGGGCGCTACAGAAAAAGTTAGTACAGGACATATATTAGGTGAACCACTAAAGAGTCAAAAAGGATTACGTGGTAAATTAGTAGGTGCAGAAAGTGCTGATCCATTAATTAGATTGAAAGGCTTATCAGGGTTAAATTAATGAAGCAGGTCAGAGAATTTGAAAATTGGGCAGATACAATTATAAATGAAGCCAATAGAATAGGTGCACCTATGAAAACTATAGGTGATAGACCTTTACCTCGTAGCCAAGATATACAATACCAAGCGAGTTTAAAATATCCAGATCGTAGTCCAGAACAAGCGTTGCAATTGTTCGTGTCCGATGAATTTAAAAATAAAGAGAAAATGGACTATGAGCAAAACAAATTAATAAATGCTCAAAAACGTGAAAACGAAAAATTAAAAAGAAGTTTAAATGATTTAGGTCGAGAATTACAGGATCATGAAATTGAAGCTGCAAAAACAGATAGTGAAGTTGCAAGATTAAAAGATTTAAGTAGCAAACTTAAACCTGCTGGAGAATTAGCAACACAGTCTGCGAAAGTAAGTGCTGATAAAATTGAGGCTATGTTAAAAGATGTAGAGGATATTAAAAACAAGCCTGGCATGGATGATCAAAAATATACTGAATTAAAGAATAAAGTTGATTCCATTAAAACTATCGCAGACGAAAAAGGCATTCAAAATGTACAAGCTGCTTTAGCAATTTTACAATCTAAACAAGAAGTTGGCGATCAAATGTTCGGTAAAGTAATGGGTCAACTAGAAAAAACACAGAACGATTTAGAAGCAAAAGAAAAACGTTTTCAAAAAAGTATAGAAAGAAATACGCAACAGCGAGATGTTTGGGGCACTAAATTTAAAGAGTTAAATGCAAAGATTCAAGATATTGAAGCAAAAACAAATGCAGCAGATGAGGCGGCAGAACAACTTGATGCAAAATTAAAAGAATTAGAAATTTACATACCTCAAGTAAAACAATCAACAACACCTGATGTTATTAAAAAGACAGTAGGACCAAAAGTTGGTTTTGCAGCAAATGAACCTAATAATAGAACAGACATGAACAAACAGAATATGAGTATACCAATGGTAGCTGAAGATTTAAGTAAGTTTGCAGCAAATCAAAACTTTATGAATTGGGTAAATAAATATACACCTATTTTGTTAAACATGTTTAGAAATAGATATTCAGATTTTTCTGAACCATATGGCGACGAACAGATTATAGAACAGATTCATGAATACATGCCATTTCTTTGGAACATGGATGAAGTCACTAATAAAACAGTAAATGATTTACTACAAATCATAAAAGTTAATTTAAAACAACAGGGCATAAACCCAACTCAACAGGCACTTTTCAAAGACCTTGCTGAATCCTATGAAGGTATGTTAGATAACATCATAGGTCTTCCAGAAATTTTCAAAAAGGTATAATAAAAATTATATTTACCCAGTACTGGGATAAATACTATTGACACGCTGACAAATATTGTTATAATATAGTCAATGTGTCAGTTGTCTCCGACAACGAAACATTAGGCATATTTAGGCTCAACTTAGGCACATTTTATAGGAGAAACATCATGGCAAGTCTAGCAGAGATCCGTGCCCGTATATCGGCACAAGAAAACAAAAACACTGGTACTACCCAGCAATCAGATAACGCAATCTATCCCCACTGGAATATGGACGAAGGTACAATCGCTACCGTACGTTTCCTACCAGATGCAGATAGTAAAAATACTTTTTTCTGGGTAGAACGTCAAATCATCAAACTACCATTCAATGGTGTAAAAGGTGATTCAAATGTAAAACAAATTCAAGTACAAGTACCTTGCGTAGAAATGTATGGTGATAACTGTCCAATTCTAGCAGAGGTTCGTCCTTGGTACAAAGACGAATCATTAAAAGAATTAGCAAACAAATACTGGAAGAAACGCAGTTATTTGTTTCAAGGATTCGTTCGTCAAAATCCAATCGGTGATGATACTACTCCTGCGAATCCTATTCGTAGATTTATCATTAGCCCACAAATCTTTACAATCATCAAGTCTAGTTTGATGGATCCTGAAATGGAAGAATTACCAACAGACTTTATGCGTGGTCTTGATTTTAATATTAAGAAAACTACAAAAGGTGGTTATGCAGATTATTCAACTTCAACTTGGGCTCGTAAAGAAACAGCATTAACCGAAGCAGAACAACAAGCAATCGAAGCGCATGGTTTATTTAACTTGGTCGATTTCTTACCTAAGAAACCAAGTGAAGCAGAACTACGCATTATCAAAGAAATGTTTGAAGCAAGTGTAGATGGTCGTCCTTATGACACAGAACGTTGGGGAGCATACTATCGTCCATATGGCATTGAAGCACCTGCAGGAGCAACAGCGGAAAAACATCAGCCTAATGCTGCAAGCGCAGTGGCACCCGCAACCGCACCCGTAGCAGAGCAAACACCATGGGAAGAAGAAGAACCAGCAGCATCAACACCTGTTGAAGTTCCTAAATCAACTCCAAGTAGTGATAAAGCGCAAGACATTCTAGCAATGATCCGCGCAAGACAGGCAAAAACAGCCTAATTTAATGGTAGGGTTTATCCCTACCATTGAGGAGAAATATTATGACACTACCTGAAGAAAGATACCGCGCTATCAAACAAGGTAAAAAGTTATTAGAAGAATTATGTGATCCTGGCAAAACACCTAGGGTACCAAGTATAGTACGTGATAAAGCAAGAGCCGCACTAAGACATTTCCCACAAGACTGGGAAATTGATAGTTTAGCAGAAAAATGCCCAGACATACTAGAAAAACAAACTAATAACGTTTATACTAACGGTTCAGCGCAGATTGGAGATAAAATTGGTTAAACCATTTGACGTAGCAAAATTCCGTAAGGATATTACAAAAAGTATTGAAGGATTAAGTATTGGATTTAATGACCCCACTGATTGGATCAGCACAGGTAATTATGCCCTTAATTATCTTATTAGTGGTGATTTTAGCAAAGGGGTTCCTCTTGGTAAAGTCACTGTATTTGCTGGTGAATCTGGTTCCGGAAAGAGTTATATCTGTTCTGGTAACTTGGTTCGCCATGCTCAGGAACAAGGCATTTTCGTTGTACTCATCGATAGT